AACAACACCAAACGCTTCAGGCGTTACAAGAGCAGATCCATTTACAGCATTCCGTGGAATGTTGACTTCGACTGCTGAAACTCTTGGTGGAACAACATTCTCAGATTTCCGCGAAATGGCATTCAGCATTGAAAGAATCGCAGTACAAGCTCGTACACGCGCACTCAAGGCAGAATACACAACTGAACTTGCACAAGATCTTCGCGCAGTCCATGGACTTGATGCTGAAGCAGAACTTGCAAATATTCTCTCAGTTGAAATCATGAATGAAATTAACAGAGAAATTCTTCGCGGAATGTATCACATCGCCAAGACAGGTTGCCAGCAAAACGATCTTCGTTACATAGAACTATCGGGTGGCGTTGGTGGTGTATACGATCTTCTTTCAGATTCAGACGGTCGTTGGTCAGCAGAACGCTTCCGTGGACTCATGTTCCAAATTGAACGAGAAGCAAATCAAATTGCTAAGGATACTCGTAGAGGAAAGGGTAATTTCATCGTTTGCAGCGCAGATGTCGCTTCTGCTCTCGCAATGGGTGGATTCCTCAACCTCTCACCAGCACTCAATGTTGACATGCAAGTAGACGATACAGGTAATGTCTTCGCTGGTGTTCTTAACAACAAGTTTAAGGTTTACATCGATCCATTCGTTGCTAACAATGTTAACTTCGTCTGTGTTGGATATAAGGGAACCTCACCATACGATGCCGGATTCTTCTACTGCCCATATGTTCCACTACAAATGGTCAGAGCAGTCGGTCAAGATACCTTCCAACCAAAGATCGGCTTCAAGACTCGTTACGGTCTAGTTGCCAATCCATTCGCAAGAGGTCGCCTTCCATTCTCAGATCTCAACGGAGACGGTTTGGTATCAGATACAAATGCTTACTACCGCATCTTCGCAGTCGCAAATCTACACGGTGCATCAGGTAACTGATAACTGATCTAGATAAAATCTAACCGAGAACCCAGGGGTAAAACCCTGGGTTTTCTTTTATAAATACTAATATGCCAAATAATAATTTTCAAACAAAAACATCAATTCCTGAACACATTCTCAGGAATCTCCCTGGAGATTTTTTGAATGAGAATTCATTTCAACCGGAATCAAATAATCCTTTAACAAATAATAAATTTCAATTTGTGATTGGAAAATGCCCATCGGTTTCATATTTTTGTCAAAGAGCAAACATTCCATCTTTAAGTTTTGGCACATCAATACAGTCAAATCCAACTGGTGTTGTTGCAAGAAGACCCGGAACATCATACATTTACGAAGACTTACAAGTTGGATTCTTTGTTGATGAACAAATGAAAAATTGGTTAGAAATACACAAGTGGATGATAGACCTTGGAATTAATTATGGTTCTTCAGTTGAAACATTAAAAGAACATCAAAAAGTTTCAAGTGCTATGTTATATGTTTTAAATGGAGAATATAGACCATTATTAGCAGTAAAATATAAAAATGTATATCCTATATTTTTAAGTGGTATAGAATTTGATTCTTCTCTGACAGATGTTGATTCAGTAATTGCCACTGCTACATTTTCTTATACTCACTATGAGATAGAAGTATTTGAAACAAATCCTTAATATGATATAATCTTTACTATGAATATTGAACAAATCAAAACACAAGCGGAACTAGACACATCAATAGACACCAATCATCTGGATGATGAATCTTCAAAAATTCCACAACTACACAACAAGTATTTGTGTATGTTAATGGATGAGAAGTTAATTTTAGAATCCTTAGAGTCTAAATTAAAAATTCTTCGAAGAGATAAATGGTTATATTATTCGGGAAAACTTTCCGAAGAAGAATTGAAACAAAAGGGTTGGGAACCTTTTGAACTTAACATATTAAAGAATGATATTGATCGCTTTTTAGACAGCGACATGGATGTTATTACACTTTCAAATAAAGTATTTTTACAAAAAGAAAAAGTAAATTATATTGAAAATGTTGCTAAGATAATTTCAAATAAAATTTGGAACATTCGATCTTCTATTGAATGGATCAAATTTACCCAAGGACTATGAATACAATAAAGATAAAACATGTAGACTCTGTTCATCTTGAGATTGAATGTGAGAAAGGTGTAGCAAAAGAATTATCATCTTTTTTTACATTCAATGTTCCAAACTCTCAATACAATCCTGCATTTCGAAAGAAAAGATGGGATGGTAAGATTAGGTTGTTTAATATTCTTACAAATAAATTGTATGTTGGACTTATGCCATATGTTTTATCATTTGCTTCAGAGCGTGGATACAAAGTCGAATATGACACATGTTTAAAAACAGATGACATGCCTATAGAATTTCCTAAAGTCTTTTCAGGGGGCAAGGAGATTCAACCACACGACTACCAGATAGATTCTGTTAAACACGCCTTGAATAATCGTAGATGTCTTCTGATCTCACCTACAGGCAGTGGAAAGAGTCTCATAATCTACTTTACATTGTTAGAACTTCTCAAAAGAACTAAGAAGAAAATTTTAATTGTCGTTCCAACCACAGGACTAGTAACACAATTAAATTCTGACTTTCAAGACTATGCAAACACTAAAGAAATATCAAAACATATTCATTTAATATATGGTGGTCAAGAAAAGAAAACAAATGCCAGAGTAATTATATCAACATGGCAAAGTTTATACACACAATCTGAAGACTTTTTCTCACAGTTTGATGCCATAATCGGAGACGAGTCGCACCTTTTTAAAGCAAAATCTTTAGTAAAAATTATGTCTAAATTAAAAAATTGTGATTATAGAATTGGAACAACAGGAACATTGGATGGAACACAGGTACATAAACTAGTTCTAGAGGGATTGTTTGGAAAAGTTTATCAAGTAACATCCACTAAAGAATTAATAGACAGAGATGTTCTGGCACAACTTTCTATTGATTGTCTATTGCTAAAATATCCAGATAAAAGTGTTTCTGAAATTAAGAGAGCAAAATATCCAGACGAAATTGAATGGTTAGTTCTAAATAATACTAGAAATGAATTCATATGTAATCTTGCTAACAGCGTTCGTGGTAATGTCCTTGTTCTTTTCAATTTTGTTGGAAAACATGGAATACCGCTCTTTGAGAAACTTAAAGGACAAAATAGAAAGAAAACTTACCTTATCTGTGGAAAAACAGAAATCGAAGAACGAGAAGAAATAAGAAAAATTGTCGATAACAATGATAATAGCATTCTTGTCGCTTCATATGGAACATGTTCCACAGGTATCAATATCAAAAACATAAATGCTATTATATTTGCATCTCCATCCAAGTCTGTAATTCGTGTTCTACAGTCAATAGGAAGAGGTCTTAGAAAATCAGACAAGAAAGACAAAGTTACACTATTTGATATAGGGGATGATCTGTCTTATGGTAAGTATAGAAATCATGCTCTTCGCCACATGGATGAACGGTTGACCATATATACTAATGAAGAGTTTACATTCAAGAAGACTAAAATTAAGTTAGGAGAACAGTAATGAATTTAAAGATTCTTAAACTTAGAAGTGGTGAAGAAATAGCATGTGAAGTTCTTGAAGAAAATGAATCAAATATTAAAATTCATAGGCCTATGATCTTTAAAACAATGTCATCATATGATCCTATGGGTAGATCAGTAGAAGTTATATCTTTACACGATTGGTTGATGACTACCGATATTAAAGATATTGATCTACCAATGAATCATATAGTCTTCATGACAAATCCAAACAGCAATACACAAAAATTATATGAAATGGAAAGTGTTCGCGAATTTGATTCAAAAACTACAGAAGCAACAATAGAAGACAATACACCAAAAGATAAGATGACGGATGCCGATTTGTTTGGGTCATTTTTAGAAGACTTTATTAAATCTTCAGTGGAATCGATTGAAGATCAAATTGCGGATATTCCACCGCCTCCAAAAAGAAAAAAGAGAAAGAATAAGAAATCAAATTATCTTCCTCCTGACATGACAGATGAAAATGAATTAGATAGACATATGATTATGATGCAACTTTATGTTCCATCTGAATCAATAATGAATTTAGTTTCATCTGGTATCATCTCTCCCAAAGTCTTACAAGACATGTTAGATGAAGTCAAAAAGCGTAATCGCTTTACTGGTGATGAAAAGGAAAATAAGAATTTTGGAAACAGATTCAGTGATTGGAATCCAGATCCTAACTCAGATGATTATAAATGAGCTATAGAGAAACAAAGCTTCTTCTCATTCCCACACAAAAATTATACCATTACATGCCAAAAACTGTCAAGCCCTTTTTGTATTTTTAACTTAAAAAAGCATAAAAGACTTGAAATCTTGTTTGTTCTTGGTATACTTTGGTGAGGAAGAAACATGGAAAAACAAAAAGATAATGATGACGATATAATTGAAAAAGAAGTAAAATCTTTAAAACATTATATCAACAATGAAAAGTTCTGCAAATCGATGGTTGACTGGAAAAAGACAGTTAAACGAGCAGAGGCATGTGCTGAAAAGAAACCACCAGTTACAGATTATATTGCTGAATGTTTTCTAAAAATAGCAGAACATTTATCACATCGTCCAAATTTTATCAACTACCCATTTAGGGAAGACATGATAGGAGATGGTGTAGAAAATTGTTTATTATATGCTCATAACTTTGATCCAGATAAGTCATCAAATCCTTTTTCTTATTTTACTCAAATAATCTATTATGCTTTTTTGAGAAGAATAGAAAAGGAAAAAAAGCAATCTTATATCAAGTATAAGTGTTTGGAGATGAAAGATTTTGATGGAAAATATGTAGAGTTTGTTAAAAACAATACAGGTTCTAGTTACAGTGAATTTCTACAAAAAACATTTTCTTTAACAGAAAATGATATAGAAAAGTTAGATAAAACAAATAAAAAATCTAATAGAGGTAGAAAAAGGAAAAATAAGTGAAAATTGCAATTATATCTGACACCCACTTTGGGTGTAGAAATGACTCTCCCTTCTTTCTGGAAAACGCAATATCATTTTTTACAAATCAATTCTTTCCATATTTGGAAGAAAATAAAATAAATGATGTAATTCATTTGGGTGATTTTTTCGACAGAAGAAAATATATAAACTTCAATACTCTGTCTATTGTTAGAAAAAAGATTATTGAGGTTTTTGAAAACAAAAAAATAAATCTTCATATAACTATAGGAAATCACGACACTTATTATAGAAACACAAATGACCTAAACTCTTTGAAAGAGTTATTGAGTGTTAAATATCAAAATATAAAAATTTATGAAAACCCAGAAGTTATAACTTTTGGTGATTTTTGTTTTGGTATTGTTCCTTGGGTTACGAAAGAAAATGAACAACAGGTTTTAGAATTTCTAAAATCATGTCCATGTAGAATGATTGGTGGTCATTTTGAAATTGTTGGATTCCAGGTAATACTTGGCATTAAACATCAGCATGGGTTTAACACATCAGTTTTTAATAGGTTTGATAAAGTTTTATCTGGTCATTTTCATATAAAACAATCTGAAGGAAATATACATTATTTGGGAACACAATATCAAATGAATTTTGGAGATTTACATTCCAAGAAAGGGTTTCATGTTTATGATACCGAAACTGATATCTTAGAGTTTATAGAGAATCCAAATAATATTTTTCATATGTTTACATATGATGACTCTTCAGAAGAAGAGATTAAAAATATAGCAAAATTTGTAAAGGGTGTAAATTTAAAAAACGGATTTATAAAAATAATAATTAGAAATAAATCCAAGCAACAAATATTTGAAAAATTTTTAGATGCTCTTTGGGAAAAAGGTATACAGGATTTATCAATAATAGAAGATCAGTTAGAAAATAGTTCAACAGTTGAATTTAGCGAAACTGAAGATACAATGAGTATAATCAATCGTGAGATTGACGCAATTGAAAGAGATTTTGATAAAGATAAATTAAAGAACATAATTAAAGATCTTTATATGGAGAGTTTAACAATATGAAAGATGCAGAAGTAATTAATAATCGTCCTATAGATCTGTCTATACGAACACTTGAAGAACCAAATCCAGATCATGTTCAACCAGTGGTAAAAGATAATGGCATAGTGACTAGAACAAGTCATGCTCATTTTAAAGGTTACTTAATTAAACAAGAAACTGGAATGGCATTTTCTTCGGTAAAGTCTTTTATAAAACCAGATGTTCATGTGGAAAAATCATCAATAAATGGATATGGTGTTTTTGCTGATCGCGATTATATTGCTGGACAAACTATTGAAGAATTTTTCTGTATCCTTACAGACACCACCACAAGTACAACAGATGATTGGATAATGAATCGTTATCTTATGATTTGGGATTGTGATTGTGATATATGTAAAACTAATGGAAAAACATTATTGATTCCCACTGGATATGGTGCATTATATAATCATGCAAATTTTCCAAATGCCCATTTAACATTTGAAAAACAATTTAGAATGGGAAAAATTATTGCCATTAAAGATATCTCAAAGGGAGAAGAAATCACAAGGTATTATGGCAAAGAATATGAATCTCTTCTGGAAAAAGAACCTTATATTACATCCAGAATAGATATTCCAGAGGGTCTTCCCTCTCGTTCTTCTGTGAAGTCAAAACAAGAACCAAAGGAAATACAGTTTCGATCTATGATTGTTCCTGAGAATTTACTATGATAAAATTTGAAAAGGTAAGATTCAAGAATTTTGGATCTTTTGGAAACAATACAACAGAAATAGTATTAGACAAAAATAATACTACTCTGATATGTGGAAATAATGGTAGTGGTAAGTCTTTTGCTTTTTTAGATTCAATTACTTTTGCTTTATTTGGAAAACCATTTAGAAAAATTAACATTCCTCAATTGGTAAATTCGATCAATGAAAAGGGATGTTTGGTTGAAATTGAATTTAGCAAGGGTAGTGATAAATTTATAGTTAAGCGTGGCATAGGTCCACGGTTGTTTGAAATCTATAAAAATGGAATTTTATTAAATCAGGATGCAAAATCACTAGATTATCAGGAAGTTCTAGAACAACAAATTTTAAAAATGAACTACAAGACTTTTACCCAAGTGGTAATTCTCGGTAGTTCTTCTTTTGTTCCATTCATGCAACTTTCAGCAGCAGATCGTAGATCTGTTATTGAAAACATCCTAGATATCAATATATTCAGCACTATGAATGTTGTCTTGAAAGGTAAGATTTTATCACTCAAAGAAAATATAAAAGATGTTACATCAAGAATAGAAATAGAAAAGAATAAAATTTCTATACAAACTAGTTTGATTTCTACTCTTGAAAAGAAAAACAATGAAGATAATGAAGAAAAAGAAAGTAGAATTAAAGAGTTAGAAGAAAAGATAAATGAAATATCTTTTAAACATCTTTCTCATAGATCGATGTCTTTAGAAAGCGATATTAATAACAGTTTGGGTATTATAAAGAAAAATAAAGATAAAATAAAAGTATTTGAAAAAAATATATCTGACATTGAAGCAAAACAAAAACAAAAACAATTAGAGATATCATTTTTTCAAGACAATCATGTATGTCCAACATGTTCACAGTCAATAACTGATAAACTAAAAAAAGAAAAAATACTTTCCAATAATTTGGACATATCCAACTATGATTCTTCACTAGAAGATGTTCGTTTTCATGTGGGTGAATTGGAAAAATCTAATTTACTTTTTGAAGAAAGTTTAGAATATTCTAAAAAGCATTTTATAGAGTATAAAAATGAAGTAGCAACTATAGATGCTTATAAAAAAGAAATATCAAAGATTCAATCTTCAATCAACAAAACATCTTTGGTTGGAGACATTCATCTAGAAAAAGAAAAACTTGCTCATATTCAAGGATCACTGGAAATACTAGAAAGCGAAAAAACAGAATATTCAGAAGATTTGATGTATCATGAACTAGCAAGTGAGTTGATGCGAGATGGTGGAGTAAAGGCAAAGATTATTAAATATTATCTACCTTTAATGAATAAATATATTAACAAATTTTTATCTGCTATGGATTTTTATGTTCAATTTAACTTAGATGAAGAATTTAACGAGCATATAAAATCTAGACACAGAGATGAATTTAGTTATATGAATTTTAGTGAAGGAGAAAAGATGCGTATAGATCTTGCTCTTTTGCTTGCTTGGAGGGAAATTGCAAGGTCTAAAAACAGTGTAAATTGTAATTTGCTCATCCTGGATGAGGTTTTTGATTCATCGCTAGATGGAGTTGGTATGGATGAATTGATGAAATTGCTAAAGGTAATCAGCGATAAAGCAAATGTTTATGTAATCAGTCACAAAGCAGATCAATTGGTTGATAAATTTAATAATATTGTTTCATTTGAAAAGAAAAATAATTTTAGTAAAATGATAAATACTTAAATGGAAAACACAGATAATCTAAATTTTAGAGGTAAATTTAGACAATATGATGTAGATGGAAGATCTTATCTATATCGTATTGGTGATTCTGTAACCTATAACGGTAAAAAATATGTAGCAACAAAAGCAACACAGAATTTAATTCCAGGAACACTTGATGGAAATACCGTATGGAAAGAACTTGGAAGCAAGGATAATTTTTATTATACAGATAATGTTCCAACCTCACCATCTGTAGGTGATCGCTGGTTTAGACCAAGTGTTGGCATAATGTATACCTATGTTGAAGAAAATAATAATCAATTCTGGATAGAATTTGTTGGAGGATCCTCTAGTCTTATATTTACTAGAGGAGTTACTGGTGCTTGTTATTCTTCTGATATTTTTGATTATTATATTGGAGTTAGTTATGATGGGACTGCTGGAATATATCTTCCACCAAACCCGGATAATGGAAAAATTGTAATAGTTAAAGATGAATCTGGTCACGCAGGAGATCCATACAAATATATTGTAATAAGAGGAGCAACTGCTAGTGATACAATCGACAGGGAAAGTTCAGCAACTATTAATATAAATAACGCAACCTTACAGTTTGTATATAGAAATGGGTGGAGAATTATATGAGTTATCTGTTTAACGACAAAATTGGATTTAAAGATAACGCAGTAGATGCGTTTAATCGTCTTAAAACATCAACTCCTTTTACTCTATTTGATTCTCAACATCGTTATGCAGCAAACGATAAGTGGGATACTTTTGGTGTTACTGGTGGAACTGCAACATTCGTGGTAAATGAAAGTGCCATCAATATGACTGTTGGTGTTACTGCTGGAGCAAAAGTAACGAAAGAAACAAAAAGAGTATTTCCATATCAACCAGGAAAATCATTATTGGTTCTTAATACATTTGCCTTTAACACTCCAAAGGAAAATTTAAGACAACGAGTTGGGTATTTTGGACTTACTGGTGGTGCTACATTTGGAACTCCATACAATGGAATTTATCTTGAACAAAATGGTCTTACACTCAGCATTAATCTAGCATCAGGTTCTTTAAATCAAACAACAACTATAAATCAAAATTCATGGAATGGTGATAAATTCGATGGAAGCGGCTCTTCACAAAGAACATTGGATGTATCTAAAGGAAACATATTTTGGATGGACATTGAATGGCTGGGTGTTGGTGATGTTCGTACCGGATTTTTCGTTGATGGAAAACCAGTAGTCGCCCACACATTTCATAATGATAATGTAAATCCAAGTACATATATGACAACCGCAAGTTTACCAATTCGCTATGAGTTGGAAAATATAGCAACAACTGCATCAAACAGCACAATGAAGCAGATATGTTCTTCCGTTCAGTCTGAGGGTGGTTA